GGCTGTCCTCATATGCCTTGCGACGAGCTTTCTTTGCCTCTGCAATAATCTTTGCACGATCAGAAGCAATTCTGTCTGCTTCTATCTTTGCATCAATTTCATCGTAGTATAGGTTGAGCAAATCAATCATGTCTTCAGTTGAAAGATTGTTAAGGTCTTTTTCATATTTGGTCATAGCGTCTCTAATGAATGGAGACTCGTTCTTCTTAAATCCAGCGCCCCACTTAAACCACATCAACTTTGAGATCATGTCTTTGCGTGATCCAAAAGGCCCAACTGGGACCTTATCTTCTTTTCTTCCAAACAGCTTATCTAGAAGTATTTGAATAGTAGGTTTATATGCTTCATCATTAAATGCTTCTGACAAAGTCTCATCGGCTACTTGATTTTCTGGAGACTTGGTATCTTCTACTTGTTCACCAAGAACAATTGCGTCAATTGCTCGTGTTAATTTATCGTAGAGATCACGAAGAGCTTGTTTTTCTTCTGGCTTTACTTCATCTGAAAGATCAGCTTCATCAATGGCATCTTGAACAATACGGCGCTCATTAACAAGCTGCTTAAGTAAATCTTTTTTACTATTAGATAGTTCTTCTTCTTCTTCTTCTCTATTTTTTCTATCTTGCTCTCTAATAGCCTCAACTGCAGCGCGTTCATCTTCGTCTGTAGGGTAGAAATCTGATCCATCATAAGGCTTATCTTTTTCTGATGCTTTTATAGCCTTTGCAATAGCTTCTGCATCTCTTCCAGTACGAGTTGCTCTGTAATAATAAGATCTTAAAAATTCTTCTGCAGACATTCCTTCTGGAATTTTTCCTAAGAATTTTCCGTCTAATGTAAAGACATTATTATCTTGAACAACAATTTTTTGGTTTTCGTTTACTAAATCATTTTTACTACTTACATTTGTAGGACGCTTTGGGTCTAGCTTAGGCTCTTCTTCTTCTGGCTCTTCAACGCCTTCAGGACCTGTAGGTGGAGTTGTAGGAGGAACTATTGGAGTTTCAGCTTCTGCTGGCTTCTCTGGAGACGGAGCATCAAAATCAATTTCTTCTTGAGCTGGAGATTGAGTAGTTGCTGGACGAGGCTTTAGATCAATACCAAAACGATCACGAAGCTCTCTTGCCAAAGACTTAAACTCTTCATCTGTTTGCTGCTTTGAGTGAGCATAAACTGGAAGCTCTCTTCCATCTTTAGTTGTAACTTTTTCTGTAAACTCGAAACCGTTTTCTGCCAAAAAGTCTGCAACTTCTTTGTTAGATGTAAAAGGCTTGCCTTTTCCGTCTTTTAGAAGAGTTCTTCCACCAGAACGCTTATATGTTCCTACTGGCTTTGTTTCTTTTTCTTCTTCAGCTGGCTTCTCTTCTTTAGCTGGCTTCTCTTCTGCTTCTGGTTTAGCAATCTTTTTCATAGCCTTAGCAGCATCTTTGCCGCGAAGAGCTATAGCATCACGAAGGGTTTCTGCAGATACTGGAATATCTATTGGCTCGCCATTTTCATCAGCAGCAGGGATAGAAGCTTTACCCAACTCTGGACCACTTCCGTCCATGGCTTCTTTCAATTTGCTTTCTAGTAAAGAGTTAGGAGCTCTTCTATTTGAAATTGCTGCAAGCTCTAAAGCATTAAGACGATCTTCAGCTGTAGACTCGCCCGGCTTGTACATACCTTCTGGCACATCAAAATCGTCAATTTTAGGTATAACGCTTGAATAGTCGTAGTTTGGATCATTGACAATCTTGTCGAATTCTTCGTCTGAAAGACCCTTAAGAGCTGGAATCTTTCTAAGCTCTTCATCTGAAAGATCTCTTACAAGACCTTCTGAAGTATCTGCAATATCCTCTGCAACTTCATCAGATACTGGAGTAGGTTCTACTTTTTCTGGTTCTTCTTTAACTACTTCATCAAACTTTTCTTCAAGATCTGCTGGCTTTGCAGCTTCATCCGCTCTGCGTTCTTCACGAGAAGCTTTTAAATCATCTTGATTCTTTGTATCTCCTGCAATTTTGTCGTAAGCTTTTGCAAGAGCCATCTCAGCGTCTTGGCCCTTAGCTCTAAGAGCTGATGCAATTGCTTCTGAGCTAACATCCTCTGTATCTCCGTTTGGAAGATCTAGTGGTGCAAATCCTGTTGCTCTTTCAGTTGCACTTACTGGTTCTACAGAACGAAGAAGAGCTTCTTCCAAAACTGGTGTGTCAATTTCTGCAAGTGATTCTGGATCGTCAAAATCAAATTCAGGTGTGTACTCTTCATTTGGGTTAAATTCGTATGCACGATCTGGAACTTTATATGGGAAAGCAGGAGCTGTTTCTTTTTTATCTTCTTTTTGTTTACGCTTTTTGCCATCAAAAATTTTATTAGCTTGCTGTATAAGAGGAACAGTGTCATCTGAAGTTCTAGGCTCTGGGCGTGTGTAATCACGACCTTCTTCTTCATCAAGATCTGGCTCGTCGAGCATAATCTCGTTGTTAACATCTTTCCAAGTTTGAGTAAATGCAAAATTTGTTTTCTTACCACGACGAGCAACTGCAAAAACTGGCTCATCTGGGTTCCAGAACTGACGACCTGTGTCTGAATCAATCTCTCCAAGTTTTAATTGCTTTGGAGCTGGCTTATCCAAATCTGCTGCACGCTTATTTGAGTCATCAATAAGAGGCATTGCATCTTTAGGATTATCAAACTTAATAATGTCGTACTTATCGTCTGTGTACTTTGTGCCTTTACCTCTGTAGTCATCTTCTTTACGATAAATACTAGGAGCTTCAGTAAAAACAATAGAATCTTCTGGAATTATTGGAGCGTTAGTTGGCTTTGCTTCTGTCTGAGAAAAACCATCTACAGAATCAGGGTCTTTGATAAAAGCTTTTAATCCTTCACCAGATTTAATAGGAACAATTGCAACTTTGCCCTTACCAACCTCAATATCAATAAGTTCTGGTCTTTCCATATTCTGATTAAGAACAACGCCTGAGTGGCTTCGTGTTGTTCCGTCATTTCTACGGACATAAGTTCTAAAGCCATCTGTAGCACGCTTCTTAAGAGATCCAAACATATCGAGCCATCTCTCAAAGCGGTCTGAGAGTTGAATAGACTCACGGGCACGGCGAGCAGCGGCAGAGTTTTTACCTGCATATGGATTTGCAGCTGCAGCAAGAGCCTCGAGTGGTAGTTCTGATGCTGGAAGATTCTCTAAACGAGTAAGAGCGTATTTGTATTCTGCAGAATCTGTTGGTGCAGCCATTGCAGATGCAACAAGAGACTTTACAGTGTCATCTTTAATTCGTGGATCATCTACATACCAACGAATTTTTGCTTGAACTAGTGCAGATGCTGATAGCGCATTAATTTGAGTTGATCTTGGATGAGAAATTGGGAGAAGGTCAGTGTGATCTGCTGTAAGACCTATGACTTTATTGTACTTGGCAAGTGAAATGTAGTTTGAAAGATCTGTAATAGCCTTGTGCTTACGAATAGAGAATGGAAGGTCTCTGCTTTGACTAAGAGAGCGTGAAATTACTTTATAAGCAGCTCTACGATTAATTCTACGAGATCCTACAGAAAATTCGTTAGCTTTATCTACAAGTTCAATTACTTCACGACGAATAACTCGTGCTTGTTCACGAGTAGATAAAATTCTTTGAGAAAAAATCATCTTTACTCTTCCTCTTTTACAGGAAGTAAGTCTGCATCTAGGCTTTCTTCACCTAGAGATGCTAGAAGAGCTGCTCTCTTAAATGGATCTTCTCCATTACGAACTGCACGAAGCCATGATGCACGAATTGCATGTTCTGCTTCATACCCAAGACTTGAATACTCTGTTAGAGCAAGAATTGCATCTTCAGGATTTGGATAATCTTCTGGATTACCTATACCAGCTTCTAATTCTTGCTGATAGCTCCATTGCTCTGCTAGCTCTGCGAGTTCTTGCTCTGATTGGATGTTGTTTCCGAGCTTTTCACCTTCGAGAACTCCGACATCAACGACGCCATCTGGAATAACCGCGAAACGACACTTACCTTCGTCTTCGACTTCCATGTCGATGATTCTGCACGAGCCGTTACCCATGTATAAAACACATGAAGAACACTTGACTCCGATTCCTTTGACATCATTTTCTGCTGGTGGTGTATATCCTGCCCAGATTCCTGTGGCATCTTCATTGAACTTTCCATATTTGTCCGCAATCTCGATCAGCGCTTCTGCTAGATCGCTTTCTTCTGGAACTAAGCCAGCTGCAGCGGTCACAGAGTTTGATTTCTTTGTTGAACGAGGATGTCCTGATGGAAGTAAGTCGTTATCAGTTACATACGCTGAGTTTGATGGCTTTCCAGATTTAAGAAGACGCAAGAATGCATTAACTCGACCCATTGCCCATTGATTGCGAGTCATTCCTGGTCTGTGAGAAACGGAATACGCTCCTGCACCACGACGATATACAGCTTTTAGCATTCCTAGAGTTGCACGACGGCCTTTCGATGCTTTTTTGTTGTGTGTCTCTACTTTTTCACGAAGTGACTTTTCTACTGATGCTGAAAAATTAATTTTGCGGGATCCAGATGCAGAACCTTTTTTATTTTTGCTTGATCCCTTGATGCGATCTTTCTTTGGAGCTGGAGTTTGGGAAATAGTACGCTTTTTCTTTGCTGCAGCTGTTACAGGACCGCCAGCAACCCAAGCGCGGCAAGTACGAGCACTAGCGCACTTAAAATCAAAGGCTTCGCAGTATCCAAGCTCACCAGCTGCATCAATTGAATCAAACTCGTCTGCGTTATCTGTTAAACCACTCTCGATACAAGAAAGCATTTCTGGTGTTTGAATAAACACAGCACAGTTTCCACAAGTTTGCTTCTTAGCAGTTTCGGAATCAACACCCCACTCAGAACCAAGTGCAGTCCAATATTCTTCATTTGGTTCTGCAGGATTTAATGGTCCATACATTGCTGTATCGATTGCGTTCTTGCGATTTTTAAGATTTAGTGCAATGTCTTGTGTTGCTGGAGGGCAAGTTTCTTCAGCCATTTATTGCTGAGCCTCCTCTGTTGGTGTTTCTGAAGCAATACCTGCTTCCTCAGCACCTTGAGCTGCTTGCTGAAGTGCTTGTTCTACTTCTGGAGGTAGTGGAGCAACTGAAGCTGCTTGCTGTGCACCACGGATCTTGTTAATCACCTCTGGTGCAATAGCTCCGAGCATTGCTTCTGTAAATTCTGGTGTGATAGCGCCCTTTTCTTGTAGAAGTCGAACTGCAACTTCTGTTGGAGTAGGTGCATCTTGATCTGAGAAGCCATGAGCACGACGCCATGTATCTGCAGAGACTGCCATGCGGTCATATCCTGCATCTGCATCTGCTGCACGGTCATTGCGAGTTGCAATTGCTGATGGGTCATACCAAACAACAATGCGATTTACTTGTGACTCTTCGAAACCTGTTGCAATAAGATACGGACGAAGATAAACAACAGTCAAAGCATCTGCAATGAGCAACATAAGAGGCTCGATGTGTGCCTTATATAGAGATTCGTCAATTTGGAGAGCGTTCGAGTACTTGACATTGGCAAGACCAGTGACTACATCCTTTGGTACATCAAGACCCTGAAGGATTCTTTCTAGAACACGATCTGCACGCTGAGCCAATGCAGGATCAAATGAACGCTCAAACTTAAATTGCTTGATACGATCACCAAGCTCTGCTGGACCGCGAATAATAAGTGGAACAACTGCTGATGCTGACTCCTCATCACGAATTGGAGTAGTCATCGCATCCATTAGTTGTTCTTCGAATTCATCTTCCGCTTCCTCAGCAGTAAATCCTGCGCCGATACCATCCTCAGAATCGTAGGGGTAGTCTGCATCGCCTTGCGACGCGACGGAAAGACCATCAGGTAGATAAAGCGCACCAGCATTGAGACGAGAGCGAGCAGTCGCACGGAATGTCCTATTCAGTAGAAGGAGTTCGGCGCAGAGATCTAGCAAACCACGAAGTGAAGAGTCTGCTTCATCTGAAAAGCGTGGGTGTGAACGCCAGATGCGTCCGATAAATGCATTCTTACCTAATTTTGTATTTGCAGTAGCGCCTTGTGAAGAAGTTGCTTGTTCACGGCGGCCAATAACATTAAATCCGCCACGAACATCTGCAGTTACTTCATCAACAGAACGAATATCCCAAGACTCAGGAAGGTTATTTCCTGGGCGAGCTGGCATTTGAACCAAGTAACATTCTCCTGCGACAGCCAAGTTAAGTGCTGCATCTTTAAGAAGTCCTGCTTGTCCACCATATGCTGAGTTTAGTCTTTCTAAAGCACGCTCTGCTGCATTTGCAAGTCTTTGATCAACTATAGCTGAGTTTCTAACAGATGTTGGTTGCTCAGATGGATCATCAATGGCTGCTGCATAAATACGAATGCGTGAAACAACAGAAGCAACTAAGTTAAATGCGTATTTGATTTCACCGATTGCATCGTAGTATTCCCAAGCTTCGGCTTGCCATGCTGACGAACCTGCAGCACGACGAATTCTAAATTGTTCGAATTCACCTTTGTCATTTATTTTTATCTGTGCTGCTGCAGCTGTAAGAGATCTAGGTGCAGAGTAAGAAACTGATTTAGCTGTGTTAGTAAAAACGGAAGTAATGCCTGAATTAGATGGCTGAACTTGAACTACTTGTGTAGAACGAGAAAAAGTTGATTTAGTTCTTTTGCTTTTTGGTGTTTGAGGTTGAGGAGATGACTGTTCTGGGGTGTTGTTAGTGAATATACCCATGAGAACTCCTTGTCATCTTCCAACGGAGCATGAAGTCTTACTTATCTTCATACGCAGTCAACAAACCAGCTACAGCTGATACAGCATAAATTATAGCAATGATAGAGGTTACTGATGGAATGATTAGGAAGGCTCCAACGAATGCCGCAGCAATCCAAAAGCTGAAGCACCACTCACAAGTGGAGAGATAGCCAATATATGAAGACTCTGGTGGAAACTTCTTCCAAAAGGCGTTTCTTAAAGACCCAGTAATCATGTCCCTAGTGAAGAGACGAGTAACTCTATAGGTTGCAAGACCTAAAATTACAAACTGTAAAAGTGTTATATCTTTCATTCTATTGGATCCTGACTCGAGTAGACAGAACCAAAATGATATCTCCTAAAAGGACAACGCGGACTCTATCAACCTTGCGAGTTCCTTCAGGGCAGGGACCAGGGATTTTTAACTCGTCAAGACCTATGGAGTTTGGTGGGGCAAGCCAAACTACTGCTGGAAAAACATCTGAAACTGCTCTCAAGACTTTAAATCCTCTTCTATGAATTCTTCTGGAACATAAAAATCGATCCAACCAAGAGTAACAGTAGCTAGAGGCAAGTCCAGCAACACTGGAGTATTCCTAGAAGTATTTTCTATCTCTACAAAGAACTCTTCGGAGCTTTTAACTTGCTTAGCTGCTTTAAAAGCAGTGCTTTTAGTAAGACTCTTAAGTGGAAAAGCCATTGGATAGCGAGAGTTAGGGCTAGTCATAGTCTCAAGCTGGCGCGACTGAGGGCGCTTGGTCTTCTTAGGGTTCTTCCAAACAATTACAGCAAGATCTTTCTCGCTATAAGTACCGTTCTTTGTCTTATAGCTTCTAATCACTGGCTTAGGCGCCTTGCCATAGCACGGTAGGTAACTCCTGCAGCCTCTGCTATAGCGGCTGTAGGGACTCCACGAGCTCTTAACTGCTGAGCTAAGTAGGTCAACTCACGATTGGCTTGAGCAAGAGGGCTATCTTCCCTTGTCTTAGCTCTGTAGCGCTTAGAGAGCTCAGACAACTCCCTGAGACGAGGTCTTATCTCGGGAGGGACGCCCGGAGAAATGGATCTAAGGCGAGGGGCATTTCTAGTAGGCACGGAAGTCGTCAAAGACTTTGGTGCAGGAGATGGGATAGGTCGAGAGAGCTTTAGATCTTGTGCTCGCTTAACCCAGAAGTGGATGGTGGTCTTGGGGCGAGGGGGAGAGAAAGACGCTCCAATAACTGCAAGAGACCAGCCAGCTTTCCAAAGAGAACGGAGGCGAGACTCCATCTCAACCCTAGTGAGGGTGGAGAGATAGTGCATCTCGTCTACAGGAAGCTTTGGTTGATTGGCCATGAAAGTAATTGTACGGGAGTCTAAAGAAGGTGAATTTAAAGAAGGGCTCTAAAGCTTGTACGACAGAGACGAAAATATGAACCTTTCCATATTTTGATTTTGACCCCGGAGAAGACAGGGGGTGTTTTTTGGACTTTTTGAAATCGTTCCGGGGTATTTTTTCATGCGGTTCCGCATATTTTTTACCCCCCATTTTTGACTAAAAAATATCCAATAACCTGCCTATACATGCCTATGATCTATTTATTATTTATTTTTCTTTACATAATAAATAATAAAAATCTTTTTTGATTACAAAAAATTTTTCTAACAAAAATATTTTTACAAATAAAAAAGTTTTCTAATAGAAGTTACTTATATAGAACTATCAAGTTCTAATCTAGACTTATAAAGAAGATCATCAAACTAACTTGTTACTTCCAAGTAAGTTACTCATAAGCTTTATCAAGTAACTTACAAACCAAGCATAGGAAAAATCTAGGACAAGCAAGCATGTCTATGTTTTGATATGCCTACAAAAAATCTATGACATGTCTTGCGAAAGTGCAGACAAGTATTATATGCTTTCCCTGTTGGTCAAACGATCAACTAACTAACTAGGGAGAAGCAAATGAAAACTTATGGAGTAGCGATTACTGCAGGTGGAACTACTTACTACTTCCACATTGAGACAACCGTAAAGGTGAAAGAACTAATTGAAGGTTCAACAGATATCACCGCATTAGTTGTTACAGAAGAAACATACATTGGAACTACTAAAGAGTTCCGCACCTTGTCTGATTCTGAGATCTTGTGGAATATCATCATGCCAAACACCGCAAGAACTTTAGAAGAGAAAGCATTGCCAAGACTGTTACAGGTTGCCTCCTAACCCCTAACGGCAAAGAACCCCCTAGAGATAGGGGGTTTTTTGTTACCTAAAACACACGGCACTAAGACTTGCAAAAGTGCAGGGAAGTAGGTTACTATTTTCTTAGCGGTAAACAACCAAACAAAAACCGCACTAGGGAGAAAACAAAATGGAAATCACAATCACAATAGACGAAAAAGAATTATGGTCTTCAGTGTTTGGTTCTGCTTTTGAAAGTTTCGGAACCCACTGGGAAGAAGTTGAATACTTGGACGGCACTGATTGGGACAAGATCGGCAAGGTTCGTTTAGTTGCTATTGACGAAGTAACTGAAGAAAGAACTGAAAAGATTATTGGAATTGAAGAACTAGGCAAGGCTCTTCCTATTGCTAATAATCAAGTAAGCATGGATCTATTTGACTTCGACAACTATGACGCTATTTGCGGTGATGCAGTTCTTCAAGTTGCGGTGCTAGGTGAGGTTGTATACGGATAAAGCTTCAAAAACAAAAAGCCCCCCACCGCAAGGTAGGGGGTTTTTTGTTGCAATGCTTTAGTGCTTGACACCTACATTAGTGCCAGCAAATAAATGTGCCAAGACTTCTTCATCAAAAGCGCCATTCTCTAAAAGACCTTTTGATTTTCTGTAAGCGTTTATCGCTTCTACTGCTCCACTTCCCAAACGACCAAACTTGTCGTTCATGCAAGTATCGAAGCCAAGTTCAACTAAACGGAGTTGAACTGTCTTTACACTTTCGGAGTTACCTTCATAAGCACCAACCTTCAAAGCAGACATGAAAACGATCTTGTCGCCTTCGGTGTTCAACTTCGGGGCTTTGCTTTCTTTCTTTGGCTCTTCCTTCACCATAACTACTGGCTCTGCTACTGGGGCAGGGGCAGAAACTACTGGCTCTACTGAACCAAGTAAAGGCTTCAACTCTTCTTGCTCGCTCATTACTTTACCTCTCCGGGAAACTTAGCCAGCCACTCTTTGAACTTAGCGAAATGTTTTCCACTGGTACTAGTATAAGCGTCTTTGCCTATATGCCATGAACTCCAGTTCTCTCCACCATTGCTCATATGGAAAGCAATTTCCACATTAGTTACGGGGTTGAATAGGTCTGCGTTATGGTTTAGTTCAAACTTCTCTCTACGATCTTCTCCCAAACTGTTTATCATGTTGATTTGGAAGATTCCGTAGGAATTGTCTCCAGTTAGGGTATTGCCATTGAAAGCAAGGGGTCTGCCATTACTTTCCTTCTTGGCTATAGCCCAAGCCTCTTTTAGATCTTGACCTTCAAAACCTACGACCTGAAGAAGTTCTACCAACTCTTTGTCGGTAAGACTGGTCTTGTTCTCGAAGTAGGAAAGTGGGCGAAGCTTTGGCTTCTTTACTTCCTTCTTCTCTTCTGCGAGCGCCTGAAGCGCTGTTAGATCTCTAGTTGCCACTTGCTCTGTTGCGACAACCTCTTGTTCTTTCTCTACTGCTACGGCAACTGCTCCTGAACTAACTACTATCAGTAAAGATAGAATAGCCAGCACATTCTCTGCTTTTCGCTTTGGAGAATAGATAGCCTTACTTCAAGTGTCTAATTCGTATATCTCCTTGTGTCACTTGGGTTCTTACTTGATTACAACCATAGCATAAATGCAGGGAAGTTCTGCAGTCAAGTCACCCTGAGCGTGTGTCTCAAAAAAGATTTTTACACACAAAACTATGGATCATCGTGCTAAACGCCTAAAAATCCAAAATGCCCCAAAAAAGTTGCAGAGAAGTGGCTTTTACCCCACTTCTCTATAATGCAACCTTCTATCGTCTTTCTCTTGATGAAAGCAGGGCTGATGTCACGGCACATAGTCCAAAGCCAACTGTGTAGGTCAAGTCTCCATAAACGGCAGAGACTATGGTTGCTACACCCATGGCTAGGGCTATTACCGCAGTCCAAACTATGTTTTCTAGTTTCATCTTTTCTTCGTTACCTTCTTTCCACCTCTAGGGTCTGTTCGACCCTTGACCCTTGTTGAGGGGTCTCTTGTTATTGCTCCATTGAGATTTATTGCCTTTCTTGCAGTTCGGTAAGAAACTCCAAGTTCTTCGGCAACTGTCTCAATAGCCAACCCTTCTTCATAAAGCCTAATGGCTTCTTCTGAAATCTTTGCAACCTTCATGAACTAAATCCTTTCCTTTCTTTTGCTTTTGTCGAGTTGTGCTTCTAGTTCTATGATTCTTCGGTTCTTGATTCTAATAACTCTCTCAAGTTCCATTGAACGGCGCAGTCCTACAACCATTACAAAACAAGCTCCTGCGAGCGCAATAGTTGTTCCAATTATCATTCCAGTATCAAAATACATTTTTTACCCCCCTTCTATATATGCTCATCTTCGAACGCTCCTAGGGTCTACCTGTTTTGTTCCTTGGCAAAACCCACACTCGGCAGAATGGTCTCTGCCCAAAGCACCTGCGAGCGCTCTTTCAGGCACTCCGCAAGACCTAAACAAAAGGCAAGCGAACTCTGCGTCTGATAATCCTGCTTGGTCGCTCACGCTTCCACTTCCCTCTGAACTGAGTTTCTAGCGTCTTTAGGGTCTAATCCCAAAGCAACCATTTTTCTAATAACTTCTTCATCATTCTTATTTCCAACAATACGACCTTGAGACTTCCAAGTGAACGGCGTAGTTTGTCCAACTGGTAAAACGAATAGGTGATACTGATTAGCGGTATCAACTAAAAACTCTTCGGGTGGAAAAACTTCCATACCCTCTCTGCTCTCTCCAGCAAGTTCATTTTTGATCCTCTGAAAGTGTCGCCAGTCTCTAATTGCTTTTCTGTCTATATGTCGAATACTCAAGTGAATAGCACCTTCGTGCGTTCCTTGAAGATACTTTCGCACAACAACATAAAATCTGTTTTGCCACATTGTCTCGTTCTCGCCAAGCTTTCCTTCTGACGGATAAACTTCTTCGAACTTAGTCCAAGTCGGTGCGGTAGCGCCTTTATTCTTCTTCACTTTTTACCCCTCTCTTATATATCTCTCTCACGGATACAACAAGTCTTTGCAGAACTGAGACATCTGCTCTACTTCCACTCTGCACTCGGCAGGTGTTGTCGCATAGTTAGCAAGTCCGAACGCCACAAGGAAGGCGAGCGCAATAGCCCAGCCAATAACCAAGCGACCTCTGCGTGTAAGGCGTGAGTTAGTCTTTCGCTCTACCCAAGTAAATACTGCTTCCATTTGTTTTCCCTTTCCCTAGTGAGATAACTCTATCTTACTTCCCTGCTTTTTTCTACTTCCCTGATTTCTCGGCGTGTTGTTTCGCTAGTGCGAGCAACTGCTCAAGACTTCTAAAGTCGCCGCGTGTATCAACTCGGCGAGCAATACGCTTCTTAGGGCGTGCCTTGCCAGCGTGCTTGATATGTCCAAGCGTTCCAAGTATTGCGCTATCGGGTAAGAACTTCATACCTGAATAATAATCTACTTCCCTGACTTTTTCAAGTCTGAACCAAAAGTTTTCATTTCCGGGTCCTGGACCTCCAAAAACTTTTTCTATCGTTCGGCATATATAACAGGGGGGTAAAAATCTTTCTAGAACTTTCTCACTGGTCTTTTGAAGATTATGTCCATAAGTTCGGTAGTTAGTAGTCCTCTGCCTTCGTAATCTTTTACAAGTCGTGTTGCACCTAGTTTGAGTTTTCTTTGAGCCGCTCTCTCACGATTACAAGTTTTACAATAACGGCACTTATAAGTTCTAGTTCTATTGGTAGCCCACTTGCCTGTGTTATAGGCAGTGTTTTCTTCTGTGTATTCGTGTCCTCTAGGACAATGAGTAATTTTTGCAAATCTTTCTTGTGTCCTCTGCGCTTGATTTAGGTAGCCCAAGTCAAGTGCTTCTGTCTTTGTATATTTTTTCAAGTGAGAAGGGTTTACACATAAATTATCTCCGCACACTGAAATTATTACATCACGCTTTGTTATAGGTTTTTCTTTGTTATCAACAACATTTATTTCCCACATTAGTCGGCGCACTCTAATTGCAATTCTCTTGCCTTCTACTTTTACGACATATGAAGGATTATTTTTATTGAGTTGTCCAAGCCAATACCAACAATTTTCATCTACCCATTTGGTAGGAAAAAGGATTTTACTTTCTAAACTATCTTGCTTCATATTTCTCCCTAGTTAGTTCCCTTGTCTTTAGTCTAAACTAGTTCCCTGACTTTTACAACGGCATACCTATAAATAAAAAAGAGGTAAAAAATAAAGGGGGCTTTCGCCCCCCTTATCTTTTAGAACCTTACGCTACTGAAACCCACTTCACGGCAGTTCGTAGCAAGTTGTCGTAATCGCTCGACATACTTTCATCAAGATAAGCATTTATTTCTTCTTGAGAAACTCCTGCCTTCTTCATAGCGTTAGACACACGACCCATAATCGCTACGGCATTTCCATCTTCGCCAGTAAGTTGAACTTCGATTTCTGGATACTTCGGTGCGTCTATTCCTGCAAAACTTTTTCCCATTTGGTTCCCTCCTTTCCCTAGTAATACAAGTCTATGATAGTTCTCTGATGTTTTCAACACACCTAGCGAAATACTTATTTCGGCGTGTTTCTAGGATAGACTTATACCAAGCCAAGAGAAAGGGAACTCAAGTGGCAACAAGAACAAAGCAAGTGATGATTTGGATAAACTGCTACCTATGCGGAGAAAAGTTCCAAATACGCCAAAGAGATTATTACCGCAACCTAATCTGCCCTGACTGTCCTAAATAGTCGGTGCATATAGAGTAGGGGGGTAAAACCCCTTACTCGGTGTATTGAGTTTGTAAATAAATAGGTTCGCCTGACTGCTTATCAAACTTACAAGATACGGCGAGCGCAAGCTTCAAACTACCTCTAGCCCCTGTAAGAGTTCTTTTCTTTCCTTCTGCCAACGCATTGAGCGCACCTAAAGCATACGGCGCACCTGAACCAATAGCATAAACTCCCATTTCATCGTGACACCAAGAATAATCTTCGCCTATCTCATAAATAGTTCCATTTACCAAAACCATTATTTGAGAGTCTTGCTCGCCATCTTTTGAATATGAGTTTTCCTCAAAACACTTTTTTAGATCCGGGATAAAGTGTGTAGTAATAAACTTATCTAACTTTATGCCTCTTGTTGTTGGGTTACATATCGGTGGCTTGAAAACATGAGCCAAAAGATTTATTGCTCTCATATCCCCGGCCGCACCTAAAAGATAAGAACCATTCTTTATTATTTTTCCATTATCTTTCGGCAAGGTATAAGCCCTACCATCTTCTTCTGAAACTCTAGAGTCATAGCCAACAACAGCCCAGCCCTCACCCTGAACGGCAGCTATTGTGGTCACTTCTTTTTTCCTTACTGATTTTTTTAGTAGTAGTTAGAGTCATTCCAAAGTTCATCACGCAAAGCATACTCGTATCTTTCCCCTGAATAAGAGTTTTTCTTACCTATGTCTTCACTCTCTATCAAAGTATCTAAAGAAAGAACTGCGGTGCATTCTTCTTCTTCAAACATTATTACAAGTTTTGTGTCTCCATCGGCAGGGTCATCAACTATTGCGACCATAAACGGAGCGCTACCACCATTTGAATGATAATACTTTTGAACGATTTCCATGACTTCAAGAATAACGGCATTGCACTTCCCTGATTTTTTACCCCTCTTCTATATATCGGGGCAAAGAAAAACCCCGCCTTTCGGCGGGGCTTCCTTTAGTCCCATAGGTCTTCTAATCTATCGGGTTCATTAGAGTCATCTACTTCGCCTCTCTCCCTTGAGAAAGTCCATTCGTGACCGCACTCGCACTTTACTTCTGCTTGAACATCTCCCCAGTCATCTGTCTGAAAATCTTCTTCCCAAGACTTACCGCACTCTTCGCACTCGACTTCAAAAGTCACATCTTCGGCGTAGATACCTGAGCCTTTCATACTTCCTTCGTAACTCATTTACTTTCCTTCCCTAGGTTAGAGACTCGGTAGGGTGTCGTATTGTTTCCGCCCCTTGCAAGTTCTAGGCGTTCAGGTGTCCAGCGACTAGCCCCTACCAAGTTACTATAAGTCTAAACTACTTACCTGACATTTGCAAGATAGACACTTCACCCATGCTAGGGAACATGGGTGAAAGTGCGGTGAGTAGGGTATCTCACCTCAACGGGGAGCGCAGGAAGGGAATCCGCACTACTACCCGGACTACTATTCTAACATCTGAAACTCTCGGTGCAAAAATTTTACCCCCTATTAGCAAAGCAATCGGGACACTCGACTTCTCTCATTGAGCCAGCTACCTCTGAACTAACCTTCCCTGCTCCATAGCAAGTCTCACAATTAGGGTCTCCCTCATCGAGAACGCCAATATGTCTACTAACTGCTTGAACATCCCAACCATAATGCTCTTTCATCAAAGTCCCAGCGGAACGCAAGCAAGCGTCTTCATAGGCTTCGCCATCCTTTACTTCAGATCCAGGAACGGCAACGCTCACAATCATTGAAAAGTAATCTCCAATAAAGATTACATTCTTTACATTCGGTATCTCATCCATTTTTTACCCCTCTTCTATATATGCCAACAATAACACGAAAGCCCTACCTCTCGGCAGGGCTTCTCGCGTCCATAGCCTTTCTAGTCTTCTTCACCCTTGACTAGTGTGAAAAAGAAACTCGCTCCTGTCGGCTCATCGTGAGAATAACGGCGAGCGCTGAAACTCTTTCCACTAAACTCAACCTCAATTCGAAAGTCACCTCTTAGTGTCAAAGCCTTCAAAGCCTTATCCAACGGCACTACGGCGCTTCCCATTTCTTTAGTCCAGCCCATACCTCTTCCGTCAATCCTTACTAAGCCCCAATTCACTCCGACTTCCTTGCGCCATTCGTAGATAGTGTCGTAAAAAATACTTTCGCTATCGTCCCAACAACCCATACAACCATTGGCGTTTTCTAATACTCCACCCGTGCAGTCACTACATTTCTCCCCGGCTTCTCCACCCATATAACCAATACCGCACTTATTACAGTCAAAGCATTGGCAATCACTATTTAGAGAGAAAGATATTTTTCCCTCTGCTACTCCTATTGCGCTCATAGTTTTTTCCTTTCCCTAGTTTTCTACGGCAAGCAAACTCTATCATAGATTATTATTTCCCGGCTAGCTGCCGATGCATTTCACCCGGAAAATACTTTCCCACTTCTAGCCGACACTTAGCCCTAGCCTTTTTTACCCCTCTCTTATATATAGCAATCGGGTAAAAAAAACCCCCGCCATTTCTGACGGGGGCTTTCTCTTTACTTTATTCCTTGAGTTCTTGCTCCCACTTTATGGTGTCATACATTTCCCAGATTTCATCATCTGTGAAGTTTTCGTGTAACCAAATTGTGGTGCGCTTTTGGACTATCGGGTTTTCGTCTACTGGCTTTGCAGTTCCGAAGATGCTACCCATAAGGGCTTTGTATGCGTATTCACTTGCTTTGTCATTGTTTTCCACATTTATTATTCTTTCATAAGAGACTGACATTTTTTAGCATTTTGCAAAAAAAAATCCCCCACCTTTTGGTGAGGGACTCTTTTTGATTCTTCTACCTGCTTAGGTATTCGGCATACATTGGGTCTTCAAAGTAAGCCGTTGGAATTACCGCCTTGTTATAGGCGAGCCACTTCTGAACCTGCTCCTCGGTAAGCCCAAGGGTTTCACCCTCATCATCTGCGCCACCTGTAATGATTACATTTCCAAGAATAGGATTCGCTACGCCGAAAGTTTCGTTATAGATAGCCGAAGCCATTAGATTCAAATCGCGACCTTCTGCAATTCCATTTTCGTTGCACCACATATCGGTATCTTCTGCCAACCGCACACACTCAATCATTCCCTCGACTGTGTTTGATAGTAGTTTGTAAGAGTCACCAATCGTGAAAGTAACAACCTCTTTTGAGCCATCTGTCTTGATAACTACTGCTTTTCCTTGTGTCATTTTTTTCTCCCTAGTTCTCTAGCGTTTTGCTAGTGAGATAAATCTATCCTAGTTCTCTGACATTTACAACAACACGCCTAAAGAAAATAATCCCTGAACCCAATTCGGATCCAGGGACTCTTTCCTGTTTTTACTTATAGCCCTAACTCGGCGCGAAACTCTGTTCTTACTTTTAGATAATCCTTGTAGGTTTTTTCGCTTGCCATTTTCCGCATTAGTTCATCTAGTTTGTCGGCGTTCTTTCTCACCGCACTTTTGCTATTTCCCTTTTTCATTTTTACACCTCCCACTTTTTACCCCTCTCTTATATATCGCTCTAATCTCCATAGTATCCGTAATCCTCGTCTGTTCCGTGTCCTGCGCTCGCAAGTGTGTCGGCATCTGCTTCCACATCACTCATCTCAAAGTATTCTGGAACACCCTCGTCCGTTACTTCCCAACCTGTTCCTTCTGCGTTCATAGTGTTTTCCTGAATACTCCAATCCGCTTCGTCCCAACGAACCTCGTCCGTCATAACCTTGCCGATTTCATCTATGAACCTCTGCATAACCGCTTCGGCTTCTTCCATACTGCTCGCCTTTATTTCTACTATTGAAATAGTTAGGTCTCGCCCCGTTGAGTAATACTTAGACTCGCCGTTCATTAGATAAATCTCCCGTCTTGGTGGTCGAACCAATAACTTTCGTTCCGGGTGCTTGCTGGTGCTTCGCAATCGTGCCCGTATTTTGCTTCCTGTAAATCCGTTTCATTAGTTAGGTCGAATACTCGCCCGCACTCTACGCAACTTGCTTTCATTGTTTTACCTTTCCCTAGTTCGGTAGTTCTATTCTATAACGCTTCCCTGCTCTTTTACAACATCTTGCCGTGCCGTTTCTTTTTTACCCCTCTCTTATTTATCGCTATACATAGAAAGGGGGTAAAAAGAAAACCCCCCGTTTTCACGGGGGGCTCTCACTTCTGCTTATCCCTCTATGCCGAAGTCTTGGCAGACCGCCATAACTGCGTCATCTAAGTCTGTGATAAGCATTTCTATTTCGTTATCGGTCATTCCCTTAGTCATCTCTTTAGTAACCGATGAAGCCCATACATCATCTTTAGACATTTAGTTATCCCCCTTCCCTAGTGAGATAAGTCTATCATAGAAAAGAAAAAACCCCCCTGCTTTCGCAGAGGGGCTTTTGCCGATTTTGCCGACTTGTAGGACTAGGGATACCTACTTCGTCAAGATAACCAAGTAAGGGTTATCGTATGCCACCGAAGCATACACTTCAGGATACGAAAGTTTTAGTTCTTTAGTATCCACATCTGTTCTGTTTCTTTCGGAGATAGTGATAAGTGTTGCGCCCTTGATAGTTCCCTTTTTAGCAACTCCTACCCACTTAGTTTTTTCGCCAACTAGAGTTTGTTCCCAACCCATTAGGCGATAGATGTTTTCGGTGGCTTCTTGCTTTGCCTTTTCTAAATCAGAAATGGCTTCACGCAAACGCACTAACTCTGCTACGAGAGTCTTTGCTTTCTTTGCGTTCTTGTCTAGCGAAATAATTTCGCTAGTTTCTACTACTGTTGTTTCAGTAGTGGTGGTCTTTACTGCTTTACCAGCAACCTGCTTGGTTGTGCTGGTGGTTGTGCTTTTGATAGTGCTAGCCATTGGCTACTTCCTACCTTTCATTGTGTCTTTTCTAGGCGCGTTGCCTAGTGGTGTAACTCTATCCTAGATAGGTAAAAATCAGTAGCCATCAGCATAGACTTCTTGTTCCTCATCATAAAGACCTGTTTTGATAACTATCTGCCCCTCTCTGTCGTAGTAATAACCAACTCTTTGAGAAAGTTTTTCGACAAGCCATTGAGTATCTATTGTCCAGCGTGAAATCCAAAATCCAATTCCACCACCGATAATCATCATCAGCAAAGTAAATCCATTGAAAAACATTATGACCAAAATCCTTTCACTTTTACTTGACTTGCTATCTCCACAAAATCCTCGGCGGCTGAACTTTGGAAATGCCACTCTCCGTTCTCATAAGTGGATACAACCTCGCTCCACTCACTATCCGTTAGATCCGGGGCACCATACATAGTGATTATGTTTTTATCCCAGTAAGCGACAATAAGCTCGTCCTCGCCGTCATACGCTTCTAGTTGTTTCGCTAAGTCCTTTACCTTCATGCCGTTTTTACCCCTCTCTTATTTATGGAGAGAGCACGCCGTTAGGCGTGCCCTTCCATTGAGCCGTATGTTGCTTCCCAACATTGTGGGTGGATACCCGTCATCATTTGCTCACGCAAGTCCTTGCCGATTTCAGGATAAGCGTCTTGGATTAGCGCACCGAGTTGTCGGCGCAAAAATCCTTCCATTGGCACT